CGCTCTTCTTTACTAAATGAATTTGCCATGATTAATATTCCAAAGTAATAAATGAATTATTTAGATGCTGCTTGTTTCTGCTTTTTGTACTGAATGACTTTCGTCATGTTCCCAGTACGTGAAGCTTCTTCGCGCAGCCGTTCTAGGGTTGAGTCCACCGCCCCAGAGACTCGGCCGGTTCCGGACACGATTCTTTCGGGCGGTGGGGCTGCCTTGCGGTTGGTAACTTTCAAGTCTTTCTCCAGTTTCGCTACCGCAAAGGCAAACTTTACGGGGTCTTTGATGGCGGCCAGCTCTTGCGCCTTCTTGGGGTTCTTGCCGAGTGCGTAGACGACCATGGCGGGGTTATCCGCACCTTGCAGCATGACGCCTTGCTGGGTGACGTTGAACAGCTCCTGGGCCACGGCCTCGGCGTCGTCAAAGTCTTTGACTCGCAGCTCGGCTTTCGCCTTGCCGTAGCCATCCAGTTTGGCTTGCCAGGCTTTCTGCTGAGTCATAACTTCAGCTTCCTGCTTGGCGTTGGCGTCGTCGGCGTGTCGCTTGCGCTCAAACCAATTAGCCAGTGCTTCCTCGAATTTGTCGGTATCGTAGTCGTGATCTTCGAGCTTTGGCTTTGCCCCCAGCGTGACCGGCTTGGTCTCAGTCTGTGCGGTGGTTTGCAGCTTGGCTTCAAGTTCACGAATGCGGCGCGATTTTTCGCGGTCTGACTTGCGCAGCTCGCGCACCCATTCAGGAGCGTGTGCCGGTTCTTCGGGAGGCGGCGCTTCCTCACCAATGGAAACGACCACTTCGTCGGTGTCAACTTCGTCTTCGGTGGCTTCGGATTGATCGCCTTCGGCTTGCGCTTTTGGTTGATAGATGGCCTCGTCCTCCAAGACGATGGTTTCATCGTCGGTGTTGTCGTTGTCCTGTTCTGCCTTTGTGTTCATCGTTGACCCTGTGAAACTCACCCATTAAAACGGCTGGGTGGATACCGTGTGCGTAATTGTCACTCAATTGTGGATTGATTGACAACTGGTTGTGCTTGTTGCTGGATCATGCCGCCGATTTGTTCGGCCATGTTGAGGGCGTGATCCTGAGAATCCATGTCGATGTTGCTGAGGGTCTCGACCGTTTTGGCCCGGCTGAGTTCGGCGTCGGCTACGGTTTTGACGGTGTTGGCCCGAGCCTGGGCTGCCTTGGCAGTGGCTTCCTCGGCTGCGGCTTGCAGGTAGATGGCGTTCGGGTCTTGCGGTGTGCCTTGCATCTCGGCCATGAGTTCTTGGGCCTCGTCCTCGGTGGGCTTGATCACGCCCATGCGCAGGAGCTTCTTGCGGAAGTAGGCGTTTGTATCGCTAAGGCCTTCGCCCTCCATGTTCATCATGGCCATGGCGGTGAGCACCTGGGCTGTTTCCGGGTCTTGGGTAATCTGGAGCATGCCGGTAATGGCGCGAACGGTGGCGGATTTCTTGCTGCTGCTGGACGGGCCAACGTCGGACACCACGTCGAAGGTGGCGCTGGTCATATCGTTGGCCATCACCATGGCGCCGGTTTCCTGGTCAATGGTGGGTTGCATCAACTCGACCACGCCAGCTTCTCCTGTGGGCGCGATGGTCTTCATCTTGCGCTTGTCTTCGGTGTAGACCTCTTTGGCCATGGAGAGCCAGATCTCGCCGCAGCGCTTCATGCCCTTGGCGAAGTTGCTCATGTAGATGAACGACTGCATATCGACGCGGGTCTGGATCATCTCCACGGCTTTGCCTGACATACCGCTGACCATCTTGTCTGCGCCCTGGGGGTTGCCCAAGATGTCTTGCATGTCGGTTTCGGTGATCTGCAAGAGCGCGGCCATGGCCGGTGGGATATTGGGGGCGCGGGTGTAGGCGACTGGGCCCGAGAAGGCCTGGTTGCCGTTCTGGTCTGTGATCGGGTTGATGAGCAGATACGGGTAGTCCTTGAGGTTGTCCTCGGACCACATGACCTGGTGGCCTGCGACCTGCTCGGGGGTCAGGATGGGCTTCTCAACCGATGACAGGGCGCTGATCTCGCCCAGCTTGGACAGCTGCATGTTCTTCAGGCGCTGGGCATCCTTGGCTAAGCGCACATGGCCCATGCAGCGCTCGATGTTGTCGACGAACCAGCGCTTGCCGTACACGACTACGATCGGGATGCACTTGCCTGCGATGTAGCCTGCATCCTCAAGGACTCGGCCACCCGACAGAACGTATTTGCGCACGCGCTTGCGTTTGACGCGCTTTTGGCGGATCTCTACTGTGCCAATGGCCGCAAGGGTTTCTTCCAAGGTTTCGTCGTTGGCGAAGTCGGATTGGGTGTAGCGTTCTTCCTCGCCTGCGATGTTCTGGAAGATGCGGATGGTCTCGGTCTTTTCCTCGACCTTGTAGTACTCGGCCACATAGACCACATCGGGTGTGCACCAGTCGAATTCGTACTGGTGGATGATCTTGGGCCAGTCGGCTGGGTCGTCGCCCCATGTGTCTTTGTAGGCCTGGCGCGTCATGCTGGTGACGACGTAGCAATACTTGGCGTCGGATTTGTCCTGGCGCTTAGCCCCGAGGTCGAAGAATACCGAGCTGTCGGCGTCAAAAATGGGCTCGATGCGGATGCGCTGGCGGTCGTCTTCGTCGTTCTCCTCGTCTTCGTAGACTGTGCGCAGGCGCCATGCACCTATGCCGCCACCGACTGCTTCCTCGAAGGCGTTGTCGTAGGCCTCATCCGCGACGGATGCCTGCTCGTCTGCCCGGTAGAGACCGTCGCAAACCTCGGCCAGCTTGTCATTCTCTGCGCCGTCTTTGCTTACGAAGTCCACGGTAATGCGGTTATTGCGGTACTCGTTGACCACGCGGATCACGGCCAGCATGATCTTGTTGACTTCAAACTTGGGTTTGTTCTCGTACTGATCCCACAGCGGGCCTTCCCACTGGCTGCCTGCCAGCGAGTAGAAGCGCCGGTCTTGGAGGCATTGCAAGCGCTCGTCGCGCAGGGCTGTTTGTACGTCGTCAAACTGCGCCAGGGCTTCTGCGTGAAGGTTGGCGAGTCGTTGGTCGTTTGAGAGTCGGGCCATGTTATATCCTCATTTTGTGCGATTGTCTCACCACTTTTTCACGTTGGCGATAGGGGTGAAAGCAATGGGCTTGGCTGCGCTGGATCGCCGCACGGCTTCGCAGGCATAGCGAAGGGCATCGATCACGTGGTTTTTCTTGTCCTCAAGCACTGGCAGGATCTTGCCGGTCAGGGGGTCTTGCTTGTAGCTGTAGAGGGTGAGCTCGTCGATGGTGTGGATGCAGCGGGGGTGCACCACGATGTCATAGTTCTTGAGAAACTCGATGCCTTCCTCCACCGACTTTGGCCCTTTGACCGCTGTCATGATCTTGGGGAAGCCGTTCTTTTTCATGTGGCTAATGGTCTCGGGCCTGGCTGAATCGGCCACGATAGGCCACTTTTCTGCCTCGGGCACGGTCATGAATAGCTCAGGGGTGTTCACTATCTCGCAGCCCACCATATAAGCTTCGTAATCAATGTAGAGGGTACGGCCAATGATGTGGCAGCGCACCAGGGTGGTGGGGTCAACCGAGAAGCCCCAGTCAGCGCCGAGCCGGTGAACTGCATCTGGTGGTGCCTCGAAGTCGTCAACGCGCCAGTTCTTGAAGACGCGGCTGCTGCTGTTGGTGAGGTAGCTGCCCATCCAAACGTGTTGATACTTGTCGGGGTCTCGCCGCTTGTCGTACTCCATCTCGTCCCTGAGAACGTCGGGGAACCACGGGTTATCGTGAAAGTTGACCTTGAGGACGGTCGCGTCTTTGGGTGGCGTTGGGCCACGGAGCAAATGATCCACCGGGTCGGACTGCTGGCGCGGGTTCCAGGTAAACCATAGTTCGGAGTCTGGCTTTCGGATGGTTGGCCGCAGCAGGTCAAGGCTGGTTTGGCTGAGGCTTTGGGCTTCCTCCACCCAGGCGCAGTCGTAGCCTTCCAGCGACTTTATCGAATCCGCCGTGTGGTTCTGCATACCCTGGAAAATGATCGCCCCGTCGCCTTTGCGACACTTGATGACGGCTTCCTGCACCTCGAAGTACGCGCCAGCGTTCATGTCTTGGATCTTGGTCTCCAGCAGGCGCTTGACGGATTGGTTCAAGGACTTCTGGATCTCGCGCACGCAAACGCTACGACGCTTCTGGTCCATGATGTGAGCCTCGATCATGAGCTCGGCAAAAAAGTGGGACTTGCCTGAGCCTCGGCCACCCCATGCGCCTTTGTAGCGCGATGGGTTCATCAAAGGGACTGCCCACTCTGGGGTCTGGAGCTGCAAGACCTTAGCCATTCTTGACGATCACCCGTTCGATCTTGGTGAACTCCAAGGGAGCGCCATCGGCCCCGGTCAGCTCATGCTTCTGGGTTTCGGCCCAGCGCATTTGGGTCTTGCTCCACCAGATGGCCGCAGTGGTGTCACCTGCCATGACCTTCTGAAATAGGGTTTTCCCTACCTGGGCGTTGGCCTTGGCTTTGCCTGATTGCAGCTCGATGGCGAAGTGCTTGCGCAGAGTGTCGGTGTCGATTCCCTCGCGGATCAGGACTGCGATCTGCTCGATGGGGAGGCCGTAGCCGCTGAGGGCTTCGACCTGTTTGCGCTCGGCGTCTGTGGGCTCGAATGCCTTGCGGCCTGAGCCTTCCCGAGCGCCGCCATTGGGTCCAGCCTTTTTTAGAACCGATTTTTCAGTTTTACTTGCCATGATGAACCTCGTCAAAAGTCTTGCCGGTTTCGGCGTGTGTTGCTTTTTTGCCCGTGAAGTCTTGCCATCGTTTGATGATGACGTCGCTGAACTTCGGGTCCAGCTCCATCAATCTGGACTTACGGTGTGTTTTCTCGCAGGCAATCATTGTGCTGCCGCTGCCGCCGAACAGGTCGAGGACGATCCATCCATCCATGCTGGACCATTCCACCATGCGTTGCACCAGGCCGACCGGCTTCATTGTCGGGTGCAGATCGCTCTTGGTTGGCCGATCGTGCCGGATGACGGTGGTTGGCATTTGCTCTTTGATCTGCTTGAGCATGGCCACCTTTTCGTCTTTCTTCAGCTTATCGATGTCCAGGTCGTCATCAATCACCGTGGTCAGGGTGAAGTCTTTACAGAAATAATGGCCAGCGCCTTCTTTCCATCCGCACAGGATGGGTTCGTGTTTCCAGTTGAAGTCTTGGCGCGAGAGCGTGCCGCTTTGCTTCACCAAGATCAGGACTTCGGAGAGTTTCAGGCCTGCTTCAACCAGGCAGTCCGAGAAGGCTGCGCGTTCGGATTCACCGTGGGCCACATAGATCATTGCGCCTTCGCGCATGTTCTCGAAGTACCTTGCATAGACCGCTTGCAGAAATTTCCTGAATTCTGACTTGCTCATGTCGTCGTTCATGATCTTTCCTGCTTTGCCATCGACCGCCACGTTGTAGGGTGGGTCTGTCCAGACGAGGTCGGCTTTGTCGCCGTCCATGAGCTTGGCCAAGTCGTCGGCCTGGGTGCTGTCGCCGCACATGAGGCGGTGTTCGCCAAGCAACCAAACGTCACCGCGCTGGCTTTTCGGCTTCTCTTGGACTTCTGGGACTTCGTCTTCGTCGGTCAGGCCTTCGGTCGGTTCTTCGGCCATGAGTTCGGACAGCTCGTTCTTTCCAAATCCGATCAGTGAAATGTCGAACCCCATGTCCTGGAGCTCACCGAGCTCAAGGTTGAGCATGGATTCATCCCACCCGACATTGTCCTCCAGTTCGATGAGCTTGACGTAGGCGCGTTTCTTGGCATCGCTCCAGCCTTTGGCCACCATGACCGGAACTTCGGTCATCTTGAGACGCTGTGCGGCCAGTGTGCGGCCATGGCCAGCAATGATGCTGCCGTCAGCATCCACCAGGACTGGGGTGGTCCATCCCCATTCTTTGATTGATGCGGCTATTTGGCTGATCTGCTCGTCGGAATGGGTGCGGCTGTTGCGAGCGTAAGGCGTGAGTCGAGTTATATCCCACTTTTCCACTTTGTCGGCTGGGTTTGTCATGCTCAAAACCCCCCACCACTGCGTGTGGTGCAAGTCACGCTGCCGTCCAAGTTATTGACGCACCGGGTTGTTTGCGATTGAGCGCTGGCAAATGTGGCCAGAGTGGTTATCAAAATGATGATGGCGGTTTTCATGTTGCTCCCTTTAGATTGTGTGATTTTGTGGTCATTGTGCATTGTCCTCCAGTTCGATGAGCTTGTCCAAATAGTGCCTGGCTTTCTTGAGGTCATTGAGGCCGCCTTTGTCTTTCCAGCGGCTAACGTACTTCACGATGTTGCCTTCAAAGTAGCCGAGCTGGTTGGCCGCGATGAAGTCCCAAGGTTGGATGGATTTTTCCTTGTAGTGATCGCCGCCGATCTGGGTGTCGTTTGCTTTGGTCATTGAGGAAATCGCCAGGCGCATGTCATCCACGGACTGCCGAAGCGTCTGATCTGCAAATGGTGCAATGGCATGTTCAAGTCTGTCGCACTGCTTAAAAAGTTGTTTGCTCATAAGTCCTCCATGTTCGTCTTGATGAAGTGGAAAAGGTCTGGTCGGTTGTTTTTCAAAAGCTGGCTGTCAGCGCCTCTGCTCGCCAGTTTTGACTTTTCCCTGTCCCAGTACAACCAATAGTTGGCCTTGTTTTCAACCCGTTGGGTGGCGGCAACTTTGACGCTGATATAACGATTTGATGGGTCTGTGTCTCTGGTGTAAACGATCCACTCTGAGCCGTACATTTCGCGCAACTGAAATTCCTCAGCCCATCCTTCGCCCATGTCGTGGTTGCCTCGATATGTTTTTGTCATTCGATTCTCCAGATTCTGATTCCGTCGTTCTCTTTTTTCGAAGTGATCTTTTTGTTATTTCTGGAAAAGTACTTTTGAGCTGCCCAAAAGGCCCTGTTTGAATCATACGAAGCGCCGGGGATATAAATGCTGTCCCCAACTTGCAACTCATGAAAGTTGTATTCAGAGGTTCGAGTTCTTGCCTCTGGTGGTGGGATGTTCTTCTCAATGGCAAACATGATGTTCTTTCCTTTGCTTTGTTTCCAATGTCCCAAGTCTAACATACTTCTTTCATAGTTTCAAAAAGTCTGCATCATCAGGGATTGTTGGGACACGGACACCCCTACTATGTATTAGGGGGTTGTCCCGATTGTCCCACCACCAACTGAATGCTTTGCCCGTGGGACAAATGTCCCAAAATTCCTGTCCTGTCCCGATTGTCCTAGGGAAAATTGGACAATGTGAATCATCATCGTTCTGACTTTCTAAGCATCATGGAACTTGCTGTCACGTTGTCTGAAACGATCCAGCCGTGAGCCTGTGCCTGAATAATTTGGGAGGTCAGCAGGTTATAAATCAAGCGCCCTTGTTTGCTTGCTTGAGAATATGTTTTTGCGGTTGCCTCAGATAATCCCTCGTTGCTCATGAGATATTCAATCAATGCGCTTCTGGACAAATAAGGGTTGCAATTATTTTCTTCAGCTCCGGATGCCCACCATGCGTTTGTGAATTTGCGAATGTCCTTTGCATTTTCAGATTCGCCTTTTTGTTTTTGCTCAGGCACATCGGTTTCGATCTGAAAAACTGCGCCTTTGATTTCTTCGCCGTCCTCATCGAACCAGCCCAGATCGACCGACTGGAGCTTGCCAAAAAAGGGCCGGGGTTCCTCGGTGTCTTTCATCTTAGTGCAGGCGATTTCGATCAGGCCGTCTTTCTTTGCGACCAAAATCTGGGAGTCCATCGAGGCTTTCCATGCGCTAGAGCCACGGGCGCGGTTCTTGGCTTCAATGGCGTTGCCGGTGTGGTGCACCAGCACCATGCCTGAGTTGAGGGCGCGGCCAACGATCTGGACTGCGTTGAGCATATTGCGGGTGTCCTTGGCATCGTTCTCGTTGCCTGACATGTGATTGTTCACGGTGTCGATGGTGATCTGCACTGCGTCCTCGGTGGTCAGCTCGCGCACGGCCTTGATGATCTGGGCCGAGGCTGTGGGGCTGTCCATGTCGATCGCCTTGTTGGAGATCAGTAGGTTGTCCAGCTGGTCAATGTTGTGGGCCTTGCACCAGGATGCAACGCGCTGGCGGATGCCGTAGTTACCCTCGCCTGCCATGTAGACCGAGATTCCTTTCTTGGTGCGGTGGCCATGCCAGTCCAGGCCTGCGGCAATGTGGCAGGCAATGTCAAGGGCCAAGAAGGTTTTGCCGCCGCCTGATTCGCCGTAGATCATGGTCACGCCAAGATCGGGCACCCAGTTCTTGACAATCCACTTGAGGGGTGCGGGTTGCCCGAGGTAAGAGGTGGCGCGGGTGAAGAAGTATTCTTGGGTTTCGGCTTGGGATGCGGCAAGAATGAAGTCCGCTGACTCTGAGCCAATGCCTGTGGCTGCGGCCAAGTCTGTCTCTGGGTCGTACCTGGCCACGCTTTTGACGATCTGCGCCAGCTCGGATGATGGCAAGGGGATCTCGCAGCGTGTCTCATTGGCGATTGACAGCGCGGCCATGATCTCGGCCTCTGTCATGCCGTAGCGCCGCATTGCACCGCCCAGAGCTGTCAGGCCATTGTTGCGGCTGCCTTGGATGAGTCCGCCGCCGGTGGTGGCTTGCTGGCGCTCCGCTGGCTTGCGCATGGCGGTGTATGCCTGCATCCAGCCTTGTGGGACTTTGAAGGGAGCCACGCCGTCGAATGGATCGCTGTAGGCTTCCCACTCGTAGCTTCGGCCTTCGATGGTGCTGGGGAATGCCACAAAGTAGCGGCCATCGGCCAGCAAGTCCACGCCTTCGGTGAGCTTGCAAGATCTGATCTCAGGGGTGTAGTCAGCGATGTGGTGAAAGCCACCGCCGGCTGTCATTTGCATGGCACCGTCTGGGACACGGCCATGGTTGTCTGTCCAGACTGACCATGAATTGTCGCCGCCGTTGCGCGGGTCAATGTCAAAGACGATGATGCCAGAGCGTTCGCCTGCGGCAATGCCAATGTTGAAGTCTGGGTTTTGCGTCCACCAGCGGGTGATCTGCTCGGGGTCAGTGGTGGCATCTTTGACGCCATGCTGAGTGGCCGGGACTTTGCCATTCGGCACCACTGGGATGACATGCCAGCCCCATGAGGCATAGGTAAGTGCTGCCTCAGCTTTGGTCGTCATTGCTTTGAACTTGCAGGTAATCGCTCAGGGCTTTGACCGTCTCGTAGAGTGGTTTGGATTCCTCTTG